TTAAAGGGTAGATGGGATTTTCCTGAGTTGAAAGCTGTTGCGATGGATCAATACTCCTATTGGAATCCTGAGTCCGTCGTCATTGAGGCAAAGGCAACGGGTATGCCACTAATACAAGAGCTAAGAAGAACTGGTATCCCTGTGCACGAGTTCGTGCCAGGTCGTGGAAAAGACAAGGTTTCAAGGGTGAATGCAGTCTCACCTGTGTTTGCATCGGGTATGGTTTTTTACCCAGCTGACCGTCAATTTGCTCATGAAGTGATTGAGGAGTGTGCAGCGTTTCCTAACGGAGAACACGATGACCTCGTGGACAGCACCACCCAAGCTGTGTTAAGATACCGAGAAGGAAATTTTATATCTGCGGATTATGATTATGAGCCGACGGACAAACAACCATTGCCGACGGAACGTAAATATTATCCTTGCTAGGAGTAATTATGGCTGACAACAATACTATACTTGACTATGGAGAAATAGAAAATTTAGATGAAGCTAAATTACAAGAAGCCAAGAAAAAATTTCAAGATACAGCTTATACACTTTTAAGAGATGTAGCTCCTGTAACAGGAGAATTACAATCGTACAAATATGCGATGCAAGATGCAGAAGCATTAGCAAAAGCAGCGAGAGGTGAAGAGGGTTATGATGACATGACTCCACTTGAAGCTTTAGGTTATGTTACTTTGACTGGAGTTGGTGTTGCAGGAATGATTCCATTTGTAGGTCCTTATGCAAGAAAAGCCGCTAGCGGTATTCGTGCACTGATGCCTAGACGTGGACCTAGACGTGGAGCTACGGCCGAAGACATACCTCCAGAATTAAGAGAAGTAGAAAGAATAACTCCACAATTAAGAGAAGCTATACTTAATGATCCTAGATACCAAATCTTCGTTGATCGACTCCCAGAATACAGACAAGATTTAAATTTACCTGAGAACATAGCTGAGTTTAGACAAAGATTTAATGATGATAATTTTATGGCTGAACTTAATAATGCTTATTCAACAAGAACTAGCGTAAAACAAACTCCATTGATGACGGAGAGAAGTATGAAAGCCATTGAAGATGATTTCAACGCTAAGAAAATTAAAAATTCAAAAGCACTCACTGTTCAAGCAGAACCATTAAGTTTTGGAAAAAGCAAAAGACAATTGAAAGTTGATAACATTACTGAGTTTATGGGATCTGCAGCTTGGGATTATGTTAAGAAGGGTGGTAACGAATTTGCTAAACCAGCTCAGTGGATGGGTTTCATGAAAGGATCCTTAAACAAAGGAATTAAAGCTGAAGAGCTAGAAGATGCGGGACTACTTATATTCAATAAAAAAGGAGAACCTATTGGAGGAGATCTATTTGAATTAAGTAAAAAATATCCTAATAAAAGAATTTCAAAAGCAGAAGTATTGTCTGTTTTAGAAACAAATCCAGCGTATAAAACAAAAGTTAAAAATTATAGTTATCCTTTGAATGAATCAGAAATTTTAAATGTAAATAAAACTTTTAGATTATTTAATGATGATGTTCAAAGAATGCTTAGTGATAAAATATTAGATACACCCGTTAACCAAAGACAACCTCTTAAAAATTTAATTACAAGTTTAGATGCAGATGCAAAAAATCTAACTGCTATAGGTCAAAAATTTTCTGCATCAAAAGTTCAACTTGATCAAGTTGTTGATACAAAACAAAGGTTGATAGATTTATTACCTACTCTTAAAGATAATGAAAAATTAATTGTTAGAAATTTAATATCTGATTATGACAAAT